TCAGGAATTTTTATTTTCGCAAAACCCCTGGTCAGAGGGCCGCAAACGCGCGCAAAACGCGAAAACCGTTGCGGCACTATGCATTTCATGCATAAACCTGCACCGCCAGCAAACTGCAGCTAACTCCGAATCCGGTTGTGCCGCAAGGCATCCCGTTTGCTGGCTGTTTGCTGGGATATATGCAGGTCAGAAGGTGTTTTCGTGAGTGCTGGCGAGCGTCTGGCCGAGGAACTGGCCCGTGACGGCGATTCGATCACCATCCGCGAACTCATCGGCCACGCCGCGCAGTTCGCGGACCTGATCGAACGCTGCGACGAGCTGATTTCGGGCAAGCGTGCGGCATGGATGCATGTCCGGGTGAACTCCGATCAGGTGATCGAGGTGAAGATCAGCGATGTTGTGCGTGAGCGTCGCCAATTGACCACCGAACTGCGGCACCTGCTGGCCGAAATCCACAAACAGCGCGCCGGCCTGCCCATCGCGTTCGACGACGATGATGTCCTCGACGACGACACCTAAGCGACACTGGCCGGATTCTTGGCCGTCGTGGCTGGGCGATTGGTCGCGGCTGACCGGCCGCCAGCGCCCGGAGGTCGAATGCTGGCACCCGGGTGACGAGTCCGAGGGCGACGCGATGGCGAAATTTGGCGCCCGTGTCGGTCTGCGGATGATGCCGTGGGAATGGATGGTGATTCGGGCGCTGTCGTCGGTGGCTGAGCCGGACGAGTACGGCGAGCAGGTCTGGACGCATCGCGTGGCGCTGTTGGAATGCACGCGGCAGCAGGGTAAGACCTGGCTGTTGGTGCTGTTGATTCTGCGGCGGCTGTTCAAGCATCGCCGCCGCGTGGTTTACACCGCGCAGCAGTGGGCCACTGTCGAGGATGTTTTCGACCGGGTGATCGCGGTGATTGACCGGACGCCGTCGTTGCGTCGGCGTTTGGCGGCCACCCCGTCGAAGGCGGGCAATCGCGGCGTGATCGTGCTGGCGCCGCTGCCCGGCGAGAAGCACGTCGTTAAGGCCAATTTCGGCCCGCGGACCCAGCATTTCGCCCGCGGTTTCACCGAGATCGACGACCTGATTCTGGATGAGGCTTACGACCTTGTTCCCAAGGAAGTCGCGAACCTGACCGGCGCGCAGGCCGCATCGCCGAATCCACAGACTATCTACGCCTCGACGCCGCCGGTCATCAGCCAGCATCCGAACTGTCACCGGTTCGCGGGCCTGGTCCGCACCATCGAATCTGGTGGTGCGCCAGGGCTCTATGGCGCGCTGTACCGGGCGCCGCGCAGCTTCGAGCGTGGCGACCCGGCGGCCTATCCGCTGGCTCAGCCGTCCTACGGAATCGTTGGCAACGACCGCGAGATGGACGCGCACCTACAGGGCGCCCGCGATGCCGGCGTGGCCGATCTGGCTCTGTTCGATGCGGATTGGCTCGGCTGGGGCGACTATCCGCCACCGGAGAATGGGCGGCCGTCGGAGATTCCCGCCGAGCAGTGGCAATCGCTGTTTAATCCCGGCGCTGACGTTTCCGGGCATCGCGTCGTCGTGCTGACCCGCGAGCAGTGGTGGGCGATCACCGCGGCGCAACGCGCCGCTGATGGCCGCATCCACCTTGAGGTCGGCTGGACCGATGACGCGCCGGCGTCGACGGCGGTGCGCAAGCTGGCCGACGTCGTCACCGCATGGAACCCGTCGGCGGTCGTGGTGGCCCGCGGCGCCGCGGCGCAGGTCGTCCCCGAGCTGGAAGCGCTCGGCATCGAACCGATGACACCCAACCGCACCGAGGAAGCCCAGGCATGCGGCGGATTCCTGTCAGATGCGCTGTCGGGCGCGCTGTCGCATTCCGGCCAGGCCGGTCTGGCGCAGGCGGTAGCGCGCGCTTACAAGCACGAACTGCCGTCCGGCGGATTCGTCTGGCAGGCATTCGACCCGGCAACCTACCCGCAACTGATGGGCGCCACCCTGGCCCGCTGGGCACTGTTGAAGTTCGCCGCACCGCCGCGGCGCAAGACCGTCGGAGCCCGCACCGACGCCGCTGCCCGGGCAGCCCGACATTCACACCGCGACGCCGACGCTATGTCGATGGCGTTTTGACCCCTGGAAGGAGCGTTACGTGGCACCGAAAACCGCTGCACCGCGCGCCGAGAAGGGTTACGTGGTCAGTCAGCCGTCCTGGGCCGGCCCGCTGGATCAATTCGAGATCGTGCCCGAGCTGCAGTGGCCGAATTCGGTGCAGACCTACACGAAGATGGCCCGCGAGGACGCCCGTATTGCCTCGGTGCTGCGGGCGATCGGTCTGCCGATCCGGCGCACCGGGTGGCATATCCGGCCCAACGGTGCGCGCGACGAGGTGACCGAGTTCGTCGCGACCAACCTCGGACTGACCGTTGAAGGTGTCAGCGAGGACCGGCCGACACCGCGCATGCGGGATCGCTTTTCGTGGCGCCAGCACTTGCAGCAGGCGCTCACCGCCCAGCAGTTCGGGCATGCGGTGTTTGAGCAGGTTTACCGCATTAAAGGCAGCGGCCCGAGTGCCCGCGCGGTGCTGCACAAGCTGGCGCCGCGCCCGCAGTCGTCTATCGCCTACTGGCAGGTCGCCCCGGATGGCGGCCTGGTCGGTGTGCAGCAGTGGCCGGCGGGTACGTTCACCGCCCCAGGCATGTTTGTTGCGGCGCCGACGTCAATGAGCGACGTGATCGGCGTCGATCGTCTGGTGGTCTACACCCGCGACCCCGACCCCGGCGTCTGGACCGGCAACAGCCTGCTACGCCCCGCGTACAAGCACTGGAAGCTAAAGGACGAACTCATCCGCATCGAGGCTGCGGCCGCCCGCCGGCACGGTATTGGCGTCCCGTGGATCAAGGGCAACGAGTCCGATTCCGAGGACGAGGAACGCATGGACGCCCTGCTCGCCATTGCCAGCAAGTACAGCGGCGGCGCGTCGGCTGGCCTAGCGCTGACCGCGGGCGAGGAAGCCGGGATCATGTCGCCGACGGGCACGCCGATGGACCCGCGCCGCGCGATCGAATACCACGATCACCAGATGGCGCTGGTTGCACTGGCGCACTTCCTCAACCTCGACGGCAAGGGCGGAAGCTACGCGCTGGCGTCGGTGCAGGCTGACACGTTCGTGCAGTCGGTGCAGACCGTGGCCGACGACATTCGCGACGTCGCGCAGGCGCACGTCGTTGAGGACTTGGTCGACCTCAACTGGGGACCTGATGAACCGGCACCGCTGCTGGTGTTCGACGAGATCGGATCGCGGCAGGACGCCACCGCTGCGGCTCTGCAAATGCTGGTCAACGCCGGCCTGTTGACGCCCGACGAGCGCCTCGAACTGTTCGTGCGCCAGGCCACCGGCCTGCCCGCGCCTGACCCTGATGGCCCACCGGCGCCGCCGCCCGCACCCGAACCGCCACCCATGCCGCCGACCGCCCGGGCGGGCCGCATGCGTAAGACCGATCGAGGAGCGCCAACGCTATGGTGACCGAACGCCCGCAGTGGTATCAGATCCGCAACGCCGCCCCGGGCGGCACCGAACCCGCTGAGGTGCTGATCTACGACCAGATCGACTCGTGGATGGGAGTCTCTGCCGAGCAGTTGGCCCGCGACATCGCCGCACTGGACGATGACCGAGCCCTAACGGTGCGCATCAACTCGCCCGGAGGCAATGTCTACGACGGCATCGCGATCCTCAACGCGCTGCGCGCGCATCCCGGCACGGTGACCGTCGTCGTCGACGGCATCGCCGCGTCGGCCGCGTCGATTATCGCGATGGGCGGCGACGAAATCGTCATGAACCGTAACAGTGAAATGATGGTTCACAACGGCCACGCGCTCGCAATGGGCGGCGCCGACGACATGCGCAAGATGGCCGACCGGCTCGAGGCCGTCAACGCCAACGTGGCCAGCATCTACGCCGAGCGCGCTGGCGGCACCGCTGATGAGTGGCGCGCCATCATGGCCGCCGAAACGTGGTTTAGCGCCGAGGAGACCGTTAAGGCGGGCCTGGCTGATCGAGTCGAGCAAGTCTCACAGGACGCCCGCGCCATCGCCGCCCAGTTCGACCTGTCCATCTTCGCCCACGCCGGGCGCCAGAACGCCCCCGCGCCAGCCATCCCACAGGCGCACCAGACCCCTCTGCCCACCGTCGAGGCCGAGGTAACCCTAGGAAAGGAGCCCGTTGTGGCATCCCTGAGTGAAAGCGTGCTCCAGAAGCTCGGCCTCGACGCCGACGCCGACGAGGCCGCCATCGAATCCGCGATCGCCGAACTGGCCGACCGCGCCAACACCGAACCCGAGCAGGTCGAGCCGACCCTCGAGCAGGCGATCGCCGTCGCGGCCAAGGCCGATCTGGCGACGATCACCGTCGAGGCGCTTGAGGCGCTGCAGTCCGAGGCGCGCGCCGGCGCGGATGCCCGCGCGCAGCAGCTCCGCGAGGCCGATGAGCGCGTCGTCGACGCGGCCATCGCCGCCGGGAAGATCGCGCCCGCCCGCCGCGATCACCACATCGCCGCCCTGGCCGCCGATCGCGTCGGCCACACCGCCGTGCTTGCCGCCCTGCAGCCCGGCCTGGTCCCGCTCGCCGAGAAGGGCCACGGCGTTACCGCCGACATCACCAACGAGGACGACGCCATCTACGCGGCGCTGTTCGGAAAGGACGCCTAAACCATCATGGCAACCGACTACAGCCCCATCTTTTACTGCGGGGACTCGTTCACCCGCACCACCTCGGGCGCGGTGACCGCCGGACAGGCGCTCGTCGTGTCCGGCAGTAACACCGTGGCCGCGTCCTCGGGCGCTTCGGCCGCCTTTGTCGGCATCGCCGGTTTCGCCGCCGCATCCGGCGCCGAGGTCACCGTCATCACCGAGGGTGTACACGAGCTGGCCGCGTCCGGTTCGATCTCGGCCGGTGATCTGGTAATCACCGCCGCATCCGGTGCCGTCGCCACACAGGGCAGCGCCACCGCAGCTAACGCCGTGCAGGTCATCGGTGTTGCGCTGTCGGACGCCGCCTCCAACAAAGTCGTCGTGAAGCTGTTCCGCTAAGCGGCACGGGCACAAGAAAGAAAGAGAGCAACTCTCATGGCAGTCCTTTACCCGCCCGTGCAGCCGACGCTGTCGGGCGACGTCCTCACCATCAGCCGATTCCTGAACAACCCGACGCTGGTCGCGCGCCGTCTGCGAACGCTTGCCGAGCAGCGGTTCATCTCCGATGTTCTACTGTCCGGCCGCATCAACACCACGAGCGGGTCGGTGCTGTACGAGACCGGCGAAACGATCTACAGCGACCGCGCTCCGCAGTCGGTGCAGCCAGGGGCCGAATACCCGCTGACCCCCATCAGCACCGGCAACGCCTCGCTGGCGAAGACCGTCAAGTGGGGCAACGACGCCCTGGTGACCGATGAGGCCATCGCGCGGCAGTTGTTCAACCCGGTCGACAAGGCGCTGACGAAGCTGGTCAACCAGACCGTCAAGACCGTCGACGGCGTGGCCATGTCGGCGATCGACTCCGCAGTGACACAGAACACCGCGGCGATCGCGTCATGGGCCGGCACCGGATCGACCCCGCAGATTCTGCGGGACGTGGCCCGAGCGGTGGCCAACATCGCCAAGCTGAACCAGGGCTACGAGCCCGATTACCTGATCGTGGACGACGCGACCTACGCCAACCTGATTTCGGACAGCTCGGTGGCAACCCTGCTGCGCCGGGAGAATCAGGCTAATCCGGTCTACACCGGCGTTTTCCCGGTCATCAACGGCCTGACCGTGCTGCCCTCGCCGAACGCCACCAGCGCGGGCACCACGTCGGCCTATGCGCTGGTCGTCGACTCCAAGGCGCTCGGCTCGATGGTCGACGAAAACCTCGGCGGCCCCGGTTACGTCAACTCCGACGGCGTCGGCATTCAGGCCAAAACCATCCGCGAGGATGAGTCGGATACCTGGCGCATCCGCTGCCGTCGCGTAACTGTGCCGATCGTGCAGGAGCCGGCCGCCGCGTGGAAAATCACCGGAGTCGCGGCGTGAGCTATCGCGTGGTGGCGCCGCTGGTTCTGGCCGTCGACCCCGACGGCCAGACCCACCACGTCTACGCGGGCGGTGTTATTGACTGGCTGGGCGAGGAGCAGCGGTCGCGATTCCTGGCCGAGGGGCTGGTCGTCGACGTCGATAACCCGACGGACGACGACGCGAAACCGCACGCGGCGGCGACCAAGGCCGAGCTGATCGCCTGGCTGGTGGATAACGCCGTGCGCCCAGACGGTAGCGACTACACCGCCGGGGCGCTGCAGCCGCACAACAAGGACGAACTATGGGCAATGATCGAGGCGGTGAACTGATGAGCCTCTACACGCTCCTCGCCCCCGCCGTCGTCGGTCAGTTTCATTACGTCCGCGTCCCGGCCCAGCCGATCGAGGTCGACGACGAGACCGCCGCCGACCTGATCGTCAGCGGCACCCTGGTGCCGTACCCGCCCGCCGTTGTCGTCGCCGAACCGGAGCCTGTCACCGACGACGCCGACACCACCCACGCCGTTGACACCGCGACCGATCCGGAGACCCCGGGACGCACGCGGCGCCGTCGGCCCCACGAGGGCTGATCGTGGCCGGCTCGCCGTTCCTCAGTATCGAAGAATTCACGTCCGAGTATCAGGGCGCGCTTTCCGATGGCGAATCGACGACGGCGAGCCGGCTGCTCGCGGTGGTGTCCGACTACATCAGGTCCGTTAAGCCGGACGTCGACACCGACGCGGCCGCCCAGGTCGTTTTTGAGGTCGTCCGCGACGCCATGCTATATGGCCCGTATGAGCGGCTGTCGCAGTTTGACAACGAAACCAGCCGCCGCAAGGAGTCCGGAACACTTTCCGACCGGGCCGACCTGCTGACCAGTAAGCAGAAGGTCATCCTCGCCATCCTGGCGGGCGGAAACGTCGGCGCGCGTGGATCATTCACCCTGGGTGACTACTGAGGTGTTCCCGATTGGAGACCAGCGCGTCGGGATCATCCTCGACGCCGCGGTGCTCAACGGCGACGACGAACCGACGTTCGACGAGCTCGGCGCGCCGGTGGTGACGTCCTCGACCGTGTGGGTTGATCGCGCTTTGTTCGAGGAACAGACACCGACCGAAAACACCGACATGATTACCACAACCGGGATCAAGGCATTCGCCATCCTGCCCGTCGCAGCCGACCAGACCATTCCGGCGATCGACGACGACGACAACCCGGTAAGTCTGCCATTCATCACCGATGGACGGGTCACCGTCAACGCCAACGCGCGGCTGACGCATAACGGGCTGAGCTACCAGATGCGCGGCGATGCCGTTCTCGAGCAAGACCTCCGCGGCCGGCCCAATCACGTTTTCTGCCTCTGTGAGAGAACGGACCACTGATGGCCGACGAATTCGACGGCGTCGCCGCTGTCGCCGAGGCCATCGCCGCGGGTGAATTCGACGCCGACGTCGACGCCTACATGGAAAACGCTGTCGTGCCGACGTGGGTCTCTAACTCACCGGAGGATACCGGCGACTATAAGCAGTCCATCAAGGTCACCAAACCGGCGGCCGCGGGTAAGGGCCGCGTCACTGCGACCGTTCCCTACGCCAATCTCATCGAGTACGGCACCAACGACACCCCAGAATTTGCACCCGTCGAGCGCACCATCGCCCAGCTCAACGGAAACGGCCAGTCGTGACAGTTCCGCTGGCCGACTACTCACCCGAGGACGTCGAGACAATCCTCATCGCCCACCTGAAGCCGTTGCGGGCCTGCGCATTCCAGCGCCAGCCAGGTGATCCGCTGCCGTTCACGCTCGTCAACCACGTCACCGGCACCGAGTCGGCTAACGAGGGCTGGTCCGACCCGGTTGTGAGCGTCCATACCCTGTGCGACAAGACCGCCGGGGCACCGGCCGCCCGCGACGCCGCCGCCGCCACCCACCGGCGCATGCTGCGCCTGCTCACTTATCCGCAGATCACCCTGGCCGACGGCCGTCTCGTCGCGGTGCAGTACCTCGAGGTCGTCGAGCAGCCGCGCTGGGAGTACTACAGCGACACGATCCTGCGCAAAGTCGGCCGATACCGCATCGGTCTCCCCTTCGTCGCGGCCTAGCCTGCCGCGCCGCGCCACGGTCAATCCCGGCCGTGGCCACCCTGTACCGCCCCTAATATCGCCGGATTGCGCTCCGGTTCAACCCATCTGGAAAGGAACGTCATCATGACGCAACCCGCAACCGGCACGACATGGAACGGCGCCGGACTGGCCGACCTCGGCCCCGAGTTCCTCGAGCGGGGCAACCCGCTGCAGGTGCTCGTCCGCGATCACCGCGGCGAGGCCACCGACATCAGCCCGCACAACAGCGACGGCAGCATTCGCTGGTCGCCGTTCACCCAGGACAACAAGTGGCGCGGCGACCTGCTGGCTCGCCGGAAGGTTAATGGCTACTGGGTGACCGTGTCCGACGACAATCAGGGTTTCCTGACGCTCGGCGCGTTCAAGGACGGCACCGGCGTCACCAGCAAGCCCGGCGTGCGTAACGACCAGTTCCGCATCATCCAGAACAACTTCCCGTATCACACGATGCTGACCGAGGAGAGCGAGACGTTCTCGTTCGCGCCGGTCGACACCGCCAATCCGGCGGTCGCGCACCTGCGCCGCAACCTGCGGCTGTCGGACGCCAACGGCAACATCATCATCCCCGACCCGGGCCAGGCCGACGCCGGCTATTCCCGGCTGGTGTCCGGTGGCAACCCGGGCCGTCAGTTCCTGGTCTGCCGCGAGCTCAACTGCGGTAAGTCCGGCCTACCCGTCTACAAGGTTGACGGCTACAGCCTCGCCCGCCTGATGGACGTCGGCAACAGCAAGAAGGACAAGAAAGAGTCCGAGGCCGCCGAGCTGTCCTACGATCCCGAGCTCGACGGGATCATGATGGCCATGGCGATCAACGACCAGGGCGTGCTCGAGTACCAGCCGGTGCTGATGCATACGTGGTACGGCGGCCCGGGCTGGACCGCGCTGGGCGGCGTGCCGACCCTGTCGGCGACGGCACCGGTGGCCACTGCCACGACGACCGGCGCGCTGACGCTGGCGTTCACCGCACCGACCGGCACCGGCGACCCGTGGAGCTACACCGCGCAGTCCTCCAGCGACAACGGCGTCACCTGGGGCGCGGCGATCACCCCGGCCAGCGTCTCAGCAGCCAGCGGCACGGTCACCCTGTCGCTGACCGGCGTCGCGGCGGGCTCGAAGAAGTTCCGGGCCACCGTCACCGGCACGAACGGCGCGACCGCCACGACCCCGACGTCGAACGCGATCACCGTCACCTAGGAGACCCTCGCGGGGTCGGCGTTGGGCGCGTTCCGCGGTCGTCCTGGGCGGCGCCGACCCCGCGAGTCACCTACTCCCGCCCAGGAATTCGCGCACGCCCGCGTAACCTTCACCCGCCCGAAAGGATCGCCCGACCATGCCCGAGAAACCCGCCCAGCTCAACCTGCCGACCACCGCACCGGAGGCCGCCGCCGAGGCCACCGCGCAGGCCCGCGAGTACGACTCGCCGTTCGCATCGACCGACCTCGTCCTCGACGACGGCACGGTCATCGAACTGCCGCCGCACCCGAACCTGCGCATCCTCGACGACGACCGCCTCGCCGACTACGAGGCGCTGCTGTTCGAGGCCGAATCCTACGACCGCGGACCGGACTTCTACATCCCCGAGCAGCAGGCCAAAGACAGCGCTGGTAACCCGATCACGTTGCCCGCCGAGACCCGGCCCGGCCCGCTGCTGGTGCCGTACCGCAAGAACGGCAAGCTGGTGACGCCGCCGCATTCGGTGCGGGTCGTGCAGACCGTGCTCGGCGAGGACGACTACGCCAAGCTGCGCGCCGGCACGATCAACGGCAAACGCGGCAGCGCCGGCGACGTGTGGAAGATCTGGAACGAGCAAAACCTGGGGCTGATCGAGCGGCGGGCCGCCGACCCAAAATAACGGCGGCCGTGTGGATCTGGCGGCAGTTCCCGCGCCAGATCGCCGCCGACCTGCGCCGGTTCTATCCCGGCACGCACATCAAACACTGGCATCGCGGCACCCGCGGCGACGACGGCGACCTGCTGCTGTCGTCGTATGAACTGCTCGAGCTGATCGAGCATCTGCCCGACACTTCGGCGTTCAAGTCGGCCGCCGAGCGCGGCGGGCAGTGGCCGCGCTGGCAGCAGATGCTCGCCGAGGTCGCTAACGAGGCGTATCGGTTCCGGTCGGCGTATCACGTCGTCAACGGCGGCGAGGATGCCGGATTCGACACCGAGCCGCTGGAATTCGTCGACCCAGTGCTGGCCGAGGCCCGCGAGAAGTGGCGCGCCGCCGAAGCCGAGCGGATCGCCCGCGCTCAGGCCGAGTTCGAGGCCGCCATGGGTTTCTCATGACACAACGACAGAATCGGAGGTAGACCGCGTGGGAGTTGTCTACGCCGACGTCGTTGCGCGCGTGCAGGAGCGCGCCGCGCGGGCTGCCGCCGACGAGCTCAAACGGCAGTTCGCCGAAGTCGGGGACAGCGTCGGACGGGAGACCTCCGACCGGATCGACACCTCGCTGCGCGGCACACTGCCGCGCGTGGCGCAGCAGGCCGGCGCCGAGTTCATGGGCGGGTTCGGCGACGCGATCCGTTCCGGCATTCCCGGCATCTCCGGGTCGCTGGGCGGCCTGAGCACAGTCCTTAAGGGCATCGGCACCGACGGCGCCGCTGCGGGACTGGCCGCCAGCGCCGGTATCGCCGCGATCACCGTCGCCGCGGTCAAGGCAGGCGAGGCGCTCTACGGCGTCGGCGCCCGCTTCGACGCGGTGTTCGACAACCTCGCCGTGCGCACCGGCAAGGCGGGACAAGACCTCGACGCGCTCAGCCAGTCGATTCGCAACGTCTACACCTCGACGGCGGGCTCGCTCGAGGAGATCGGCGACATTGGGGCGCGGCTGTCGCAGTCGCTGAACCTGTCCGGCTCACCGCTCGAGGACTTATCGCAGCAGGTCGCCAACCTCAACCGCATGACCGGCGAGAACCTCAACATCCGCCGGTTCGGTCAGCTGCTGCGCGGTTTCGGCGAAGATTCCCAGCAGGCAGGCTCAGACCTCGACGCGCTGATGGCCGCCTCGCAGCGCACCGGCATCCCGATCAACGAGCTGGTGTCGACGCTGACCAACCTTGGCCCTGTCGCGCGGTCGATGGGGATGGACATCAACGCCTCGGCCGCGATGATCGCCGCGTTTGAGAAGGCGGGCATTGACGCCGACAAAACCACAGCGGGGCTTAACCGGGCGGTCGCACAGTTCGCCGACAACGGCATTAACCTGCAGACCGGCCTACGCGACACCATCACGCAGATCCGCGGATTCATCGACGCGGGCAACGAGGCCGCCGCTATTGACCTGGCGAACAAGGTGTTCGGCGAACGCTCGGCGCAGCGGTTCGTCGACGCGATCCGCCAGGGAACGCTCAACGTCGAAACCCTGCGCGGCGGCCTTGAGAACACCGACGGCACCATTGCGCGGCTCAACGAGCAAACGCAAGACTGGTCCGAGCAATGGGACATCCTGAGCAACAAGGTCGACAACCTCGCGGGCAAGCTCGGCGGGCCGCTGTTCGACGCCGTCAACAACGTGCTCGGCGCCATGAACAAAATGCTCGAGGGCGATTTCTCAGGCGCCATTGTCGGTGGGCCATGGTCCGGCGGCGGATCGCCGGGTATGACATTCCCGGGCGGCCTCGGCGGCGGCCCCAACGCCTCCCGTGAACGCCGAGGGCTTCCGGTCGGCCCAGGCGCACCGCCCCAGGACATCGCCGCGGCGTTGGCCGAGGACGCCAAGGCCGCTGCTGGCCTGCCCGACGCGCCGGTGCTGCCGCTGCCCGCCGGTTATGGCATGGGTCCGAATCCCGGTGAGACACAAGAGCAGTGGTCGGCGCGCATGTCAGATCTTTCCGCGCAGCACGACCTCGCCGAGAAACGCGCCCGGCTCAACCAGCTCGAGCAGACCACGACCGCGACCGCCAATGACATCATCAGCGCCAAGAACGCTGTCGTCGAGGCAGAGATGCGGCAACTGCAGACGACCCAGCGGTATCTGCAGTCGCTGCAGCAGCAGGCCGCCGCGACGCCCGACGTGGCATTTCCTGACGGCTACATGCAAGGCCCGCGGCCCGGGCAGACCGCCGGCCAGTACGCCGCCGAGGGCAACGTCTACGAGGCTCAACAGAAACGCGCGCAAGCCGAGGCCGTCTACCTGCAACTGCAGCAGTCCGGCGTCGCCACAACCGCAGAGCTCGCCGAGGCGCACAACAACCTCATCGCGGCCACCCGCGCCGAGAACGAGGCGTCGCTGCGGCTGTCGGACGCATACAAGGACAGCAGCGAGAAATCGCGTCTGGCCGCCGAGGGCCTGACCGACGTCGGCATGAAACTCGACGCCGATTTCGGTGTATCCAAGGGCTTGCCCGGCATCGCCGAGAACATTGTGAAATTCTTGGGCAACCTGGCGCTCGCCCCGGTGTTCGGCGCGCTGCAGGGCGTGCAGGCGGCTAACGGCGGCTACGACCCGTCGATGGGCTCCGGGCTGGCCGGTGTCGCCGGACTGGCCGCAGGGATGCCGTTCGGGCGCAGAACCGCCGACAACGCGCGCACGCCCGGCATTGCGCCGACGATCGCCCCGTATAACCCAGATCTATCCGGCCTTCCCTCGTCCATCGCCAGCGCAGGCACTGGCGGTCCTGCCGCGACCGGTTCGCGCGCGGGCGCGATCCCCAGCGGCGCGTTGGCCGGTCTGCCGCTGCCGCTGCCAGTGACGATCGTCGGCGGGTCGGCGGGCGCGGTCAGCGGTGTTGCCGGCGCCATGCCCGGCGGTGCGATGAGCGGCAGCAGTGGCACCTGGGCGGGCGACGCCGCGCTGCTGTCTCGCGTCCCGGGCGGCCAGTACGCGCAGATTCAGGCCGCCGACCTGACCAAGGGTCTCGGCGACTGCACCAGCGCCGTCGAGGATCTCGTGAACATGATGGACGGCCGCCCTACCGCGGGCCGTGAGATGTCGACGGGCAACGCGGCGAGCTGGCTGGCCTCGCGCGGGTTCATGCCCAACACGACGGGCGCCAACATTCCCGGGGCGATGAATGTCGGGTTCCGGCACGACTACGGGACTGGGCAGGCCCACATGGAGGCCACCCTGCCGGGCGGTACCAATTTCAACTGGGGCGACGCCGCATCTGCGGCCTCGGGCGGCACACTGGGCGCGGTCGGCGCGTTCGGCGACCCGTCGTTCACCCAGCATTTCTTCCGACCCGTCGGCGGTGCCGGTGGCGGCGCGATGTCCTCTGCCGGTCGGCCGTCGACGACGATGACCACCGGATCGCCTAGCCGCCTACCGGCCACGGGATCGCTGCCGCCGATGACCGGCGGCGGCGCAGGCGGATATGCGCCGATGACGCAGGCCGAGTTGACCAACCCGGGACTGTCGACGCCGCGTCTGCTCGGCGGCGGCACCGGCGCGGGAGCCGCGCTGCCCGGCCTCGCCGGTGCGCCGCAATCGCCGTTCGCTATGGGCGGGGCGGCCGACCCGTCGCAGTCGGTGATCGGCGGCCGCGCCTACGGCCAGGGCACCCCGGCCTCAGGCGGTCTCGGGTTCGGCGGTTCCGGGCTGATCGGTCTGGCCGCCAGCGCCGCGCAGACCGGCATCGCCGCAGCAGGGCTGGCAGCTGACGCCGCAGGCGGCGGCGGTGGGGGATCGGCGGGCGCGGCCATCGCGGGCGCGTTCGCCCAGATCGGCATTCAGGAACTGCAACGCGCGGTCGGCGCCGGTGCGCAGTACGCCGGCGCGCTCGCCGGCGGTGTCCTCGAGACGTTCTCGCTCAACGACTCCGCGCTCGGCGACCCGTCAAAGTCGTGGCTCGGCAAACTGGCCGGCGTCGTCGCCGGGGTCCGGCCGTCGCTGCCCAACAGTGCAGGCAAGGAAGGCGGCGCTGCCAATCCCAACATGGCTGAGGCAGGCAAGAAGGCCGAAGCCGAGAAAGGCCCGCCCGGGCCGCTCACGCCGCAGCAGGCCGAGGCGCAGAAGGCCGCCGACGCCCAGAACGCGGGCGGCCAGGGCGGCAACGGAACCACGATCAACAACAACGTCACCGTGACCAACCAGCGCGCGACCGAGGACTACACCGGCCAGGTCGTGCAGGCGCACCTCGGCACGCAGGCCATGGCAGGACAAGCGCGGTGAGCAAGATCGTCTACCCCGCCGGCCCGGTAACACCGCAGGGCCGCTACCACATTCGCAAGGGCGACCTGCCCATGGTCTCGCTGATGAGCCCCAACGGTCAGGTGATCTTCTGGCTGATGGGCGGCCAGGCCATCGCCAGCGCCGACGCGCCCGAGTGTGTGCAGATCGACCGCAACGGCGGCCTGACCGGACTGATCCCGCCGTGGGAGTCCATCGAGCAGCAGGGCGCCACCGAGGACGGCTCGAGCTTCGTCGACGCCTTGTACGGCCCCATGGACATCACTGCCCGCGTGACCGCTATGGGCCGCGACGCCAAAGCGACCCGTCGCGTTGTGCGGCACCTGTTCGAGTCCCTCGACATCAAACAGGTCAGCGAGCTCGGCTGGATGACGCACGAGATGGGCTACTGGTGGGCGCCGGTGCGCTGGCAGATGCGCCCGCCGGACAAATACAGCGGCACCCCGACCCGGCAGACGTGGACGCTGCAGCTGCGCGCCAATAGCGCCTTCTGGCAGTCCTACCCGGACATCGACACGTTCGCGTTTGAGTACATCGCCACGACCGACACGTTCGACTACGACCGCGGCCCGTGGCGCGACCTCGGCGAGGACTGGCCGCAGTACTACGACGGCGACGGCGGCGGCTACTGCTACGCCGACGGTAGCCGCGCCGTGTGGCGCGACGATCCCGACGACACGTTCACAACGCGGTCGCGCGAGGTGGTCAACGGCCCCTACAAGGACTTCGAGACGACCACCGATAACCAGGTCGTCAACATGGTCATCGGCGCATCCCCGGAATGGTCACTGCCCGAGTCCGGCGCCAATGACCTGTGGGCGCGCATGGGCCGCAACGTCGACGGCAGCTGGAACGGCGACGGCGTGCGGGCGCGGATCACCATGGGCCGCGTCGTGCTGACCGCGTTCGTCGACTTCGACCCGGTCTGGTCGCGCACCGTGCGCGGCCTGACCCTCGAGTACCTGCTGCCGATCATCCCGTTCATCGGCGACAAATGGACGCTGATCGCCGGGTACGACGGCGGTGCGCGGCTGTTCAAGATCCTGCGCAACGGCGGCGAGGTGCTGACCTACCGCGAGGTCGGCACACAGTCGCGGCTCGGATCAGACTGGCGCGGTATCGGTTTCGGCATGAAGGCCGCCGGTGCGCTCATCACCCAGGCCACCCCGGCGAGCGTGCGCAAGATCAGCGCGGGCGACAACAGCTCGGTGACGCAGTCAGGGTTCCTGGCCCGCCACAACGCCGGCGACCAGCCCGCCTACGACGAGTACACGCTGTACGGCCCAGCGACGAAGTTCACCATCGCCAACGGTCCCGGTTCGCGCGACGTCGTCGAGTTCGGGCCGCTCGGCGTCGGCGAGATCGCCCACATTCGCACCGACCCGCGCCGCAAAGCCGTGTTCGACTACACCGCACTGACCGGCGCCGAAACAGCCTCGGCGCTGTTCGGTGCGACCCCGTCGGACGCCCTGTATCGCCGCATGTCGGGCCGGTTCACCAGCGAGTGCGCGATACCGCCCAAGCAGTCGGGCATGCGCGTGCAGACGCACTACGTCGCCTGCTCGATCGCCGGTGGCAATGCCGACTCGAAGATCATGGCCCAGCTGACACCGCTGCGCAGGTATCCGCAGTGATGGCGCTCCGATTAGGTGGTATGCGATCCGTTTATATGAAGACGCCAAGCGCCCAGTGCAGAGTCGTGGCTGCCGGTAACGCGCCAGGTTTGATGAAGCGGCCAGGGAAACCCGACGGGTTCGCCGCGGCGGCGGCGCTCACGAAAGTCTGCCCAAGCCTTAATGTCGGCGTCTTTGCAAACTCGACATTTGATTTCGTAATGAATGAGGCCTACCAGCTCATCGTCGCGCCATGCGCGAACAGTGGCGAGCGGACCAGCCTTCGCTGCGACCTTGCGCTTGTAGTGCAAGACAGTCTTGGACACTTGGCGACCCCTTACGGACGGTCAGCTAACTCCCACCCGGAAATGCCGGAGAGCTGCGTCATACATCTTAACCAATCCGCCGTGAGGCGTCCATGACCGCGCCGACGCTGCCACCGGAGTCGGTTGAGGTGCTGCACCAGATGCTGCGCACCGGGACCGCCGAGGAACGCGCGCACGCGGCGCACCGGCTGGCCGAGATCAAGTCGCTGGAGCAGACCGACATCGTCGTCACCGTCCACGACAAATACTGGGACGAGGTTGGCCAGATCGGCGACTACGCAGAGCTGTCGCTGGACATCCCGCGCAACAAGACACCGACGTGCGACTTCATCCTCAAGGGCGGCGACGGGTTCACCACCGGCCAGATGTCCTCGCCCGACCCGCACATTCCGCGGCTGCGCCGCTGCCGCGAGGAACTGGTCGGCATCACCGCCGAGGTCGGCTCGGTGCGCTGGGCCGGCTACGTCGACCATACCAAGTATTCATTCCGCGACGGCAAACGGCAATTGCTGGCGAACTGCCTGGGTATTTACGACGTGTTCAGCTATATGCACGTCGTCCCGTCGTGGTATTTACCGCTGCAGGCTCAGCCGGTGAGCCACGCCGTCTATATCGGCCCCATCGTCTCGGTGTGCGAATCCATGATTTCCGAGACCGCGATGCGCCTGCAATTAGGGCTGTGGGAATTCGTCAACCAGGCGGGCAGCGGCAACCCGGACCTGCGCGCGTGGATCGGCACCATTCTGCAGTCCGGCGGCAATATCCTGCAGATGCTCAAGACCCCGGTATATGTGGTGCGCACGCCATTGTTCAAAGACACCTCGATGATGGTCGCGCGCACCGTGCGCATGGAAAAGCTCAGCGCCGTCATCGAGGACATGACCCGCGCCTACGGCGTCGACGTCCGGCTCGACCTGTGGAAGCCCGGCGACCCGCAGCCCGACAAATGGGCCAACCTGACCAAGCCCACCTATGTCGCCACCGTGCGCGACCGCCTCAACACGACCGGCCCGACAAAGACCGTGCTCGACTCAATCCTCAAGACCGTGGTCGACACCGCAGGCAACCTGTTCGGTGAGATCGGCGACCTGATTAAACAGGCACCCGGGGCCGAGGGTGTGTTCATCTCCAAGCTGGCCGGCGTCGACTTCGAGGAGCCGATCGCCATTCTGGTCGACGGCCCCGATAACGCATTCTTCGAGTTCGACATCGACGACTATCACCCTCGCGGGCACACCATGATAATCGGGGGACGATCGCCAACCTGGGTCGGTGCCCCGTGGCTTAATCGCTGCGGGGCACCGGCCTAGAGGGCAAACTAATGCGTTAACAATCTCATCAACATAACCCTATCCTGGCTCATTGATTCCATCACGATATTCATCGGAATCACGGGCGTCCCATCGAACCTGCTCGACGGTTTCTTGAATGACGCATTCCTGGCATTTCAGACGATCCAGATGTATGACCGCCGCGATTCTGTCGGCCCGTATGCCAGGCCCGAGACATTCCTGCCGACCGCCTCGGCCCCGTACAATATAGAGGCCATATTCACGTTTGTGAACCTCGCCCACGATATTCGCGGCTGGCGGTCAGGGACCGCGAAATTCCGCAATGGCAAGCCGTTCAGCCTGGGACAGCATTTCGTACCCGGCGGGATGATGGGGATCGCCCACCAGGGCGAGCTTTACGTCGACTACGTCGAACACATCTTCGTGCGCGACAACCGCCGCGAGCGCGCCGAGATCATGGTGCAGATCGGCGACGCCAAAGCCATCGAGGCGCCACTGGCCAAGACCCAGCGGTTCGTCAGCGGCCTGCAGGAAGCCATCAACGTCTTGACCCTCGCCCCGCGATCCGCCTAACCGAAAGGCTCAGCGTGACAACACCGACGCCTGAAGTCGTCACCGTCGACGGCGAGGAATTCTGGCAATGGAAAACCGTGCTCCGCGTCCCGAAGAACTGGACCCCGGAGTCTGGCGTATTCATCGCCGTCGCCCCGCCTGGCGGGATCGCGAACTTTCCCGCCGCCGCCAAGGGCGACAACGGGTTAACGCCATCGTTCCGCAACATCGACGTGATCGAACTGGCGCACGACGACCCCACACCCATGTCGGCCTCGTTCGCGATCGTCAGCCCCGGATCGACCACCGTGGCACCGGTCTACGATCTCGAGTTGACCCTGCGAGCCGGCGAGCCCGGCGCCGCGGCGACCATGAACCTGCTAGACGCCGACGACCTGGACGACGACCCGATCGCTGCCGGGTACATCTTCGCCGTCAAGTCTGTCGCCGGTGTCTATAGCGTTGAGCTCGTCGCACAGAAGGCCGGTAACACCTACTGGCCGACCGCGGTCTCGGTGCTCGACAACGCCACCGGCAGCAACCCGCTTGCCTCGGTGACGATCCCCGCGCAGCCGTGGCCCTACCGCCCGGTCTGCCACGGCCAAGTCGAGCTCGCCCCGAACGGCGCTGACGTGCAGGTCGATCTCGTCGCTCGCCTCAACGCCACCAACGGCGCGGTGATCGCCCGCGGCCTCGGTTTGGCGGGCGGTGCGCGGCAGATTCTCGCGCTGGCCGCCGCGCCGCCGGTCAACAGTGTGGCCGGTCTCGGCGAGGTCGCCGCAGGGGTCTCGCAGGTCATCTACTTTCGCGCTGAGCAGGTCGGCTCGGGCCTGGCGACCTACGACACCATCGATGGCCGCGCCCTGTTCTCGGTGGACGTCAAGCCGGTATGACCACCGGACCGGAGCCGATCAGCGCGCCCGGTATCCACGACGCGCCACCGGCTGACACCTCGGCGGTACGGGCTGCCAACGCGAAACTGCAGGCGCAGCTCAAGTCTCGCTCTGAGGCGATCCGCTACCACCTGCTCGCCGACGTGCTCTACGCGCTGGCCGGTTCAGTGTCCGGCGTCCCGCTGCTCGCTGCGGTCAGCGCGCAACTCTCGGCGTGGGCCAATGACCTCGAGCAGCGCGCCCAGGACGCTCTCACCGACGCGGCCATTGCGCAGGGTAGCGCCAACTATGCCAACTCGCAGCTGTCGATCCTGACCGGCGGCGCGCTTGCATCCAACGTGACCGGCGGGATCAGCCTGTCCGAGACGTTCACCGGGGCGTCGGCCAACACTCTCGGCGCGTCGTTCTCGCGAACCTCCGACGGCCCCGGCGCCGGCAACTTCGGGCCGAACGGTAACGGTCAGGCCGTCTGGAAGAAGAGCGGCGGTCTGTGGCGCCGCCACATCGACCGGAACACAACGGCATTGGCGACTGACTACGTCGCGCTGTTCGTCGTCATCGCCAAGCCCGCCGAAGCGCCCAGCATCGGCTCCGACGCCTACACCTACCTGATCGCTCGCTGCAATGCGGCCGCTGACACGTTCCTGTACTGCCGCATCGGCCGCGGAAACCTCGAGATCGGCAAGCGCGCCGGCAGCACATGGTCGGCGTTCACCAGCGTGACGATCACCTGTAATCCGGGCGACCAGTTCACGATGGTTGTCGGCACGACGACCGACGACCGCGAGATCATCGTGCGCCAGAACGGCATTGCCCGGATCACCTACACCGACACCAGCGCATCTGCGCTGTGCTCGGACGCGCACGCCACAGTGGCTGACCACACCGGCACATGCACCAAGTACAGCCACGTCGGCCTGGCCAGCCAGTGCGCCGAACGCAATTTTCTGACCGACCAGACCCGGCCAGCCGAGCTTGACGTCTGGTCTGCCGCCGACCGCCTACCCGCCACCGTCTAGCGAAGGGCCGCCCCAGTTATGGCAATTACGTTGCGCCGCAAACCTGTTGACATTGACGGCTGGCACCTGACCGGTCCTGCCGACATGATGGCGGCGTTCACCGACCTCAGTGCTCACGGCTGGCGGGGCGGAATCAGCGCGGACGAGAACGGCACTCTGCGCCTAGAACTCAACGCTGACAACCCGCAGCGCCAGATCACCGCAGAGATCGGCGACTACCTGATCGACGACATGGGTCTGCGCCTGCTCACCAGCGCAGAGGCCGCCGCCAACTACGACGAGGTGACTGACTGACATGGCTATCGAATTCAGCGTCGACCACGATCACACTTACGCTTCTGAAATCGGTTTCGAGCAGCTGATCGGCTGGATCACCTTTTCGGTCGGCACCGCACCGGGGGATTTCCGTTACCGCGATCCCAGCGCCGGTCTCGCGCAGTCGATCAAGCTGCCGCCGCGCCGCGGCTGGCTGGCCGCCGACGGTCATCTGTACCGCGACCAGACCCTGGCGCAGCCGTGCAGGCTGGTAGCCAACGATCCGCTGTTCAATCTTCGGCACGTGACCTACCGCGTTGATTTCGCTCTGACCACACTGGCCGGCGACCCGGTGCCTGTGCCGCCGACGTATTTTCCGGCGCCCAGCTCGGACACGCTGCTGCAGCTGACCAAGGTGATGACCGACCCATACCAGCCGGTCATGGAAGTCCGGGCCAAGGTCTACACCGAGGACATCCTCGACGCCGGTGAGTTCGGCACCGACCTGCTGTTCACCGGCACCACCGAGGATTTCTGGGAGCTGGCCGGGACGGTCCCGTCGGCGAACTTACCGTCTTACGTCGACGACATCCTGCAATTTGCCAATGTGGCGGCGTTTCCTGCGACGGGTGAAACCGGCAAGATCTACGTCGCTGTTGACACCGGCGATGCCTACAGGTGGACTGGCACAACCTACCTGCGCATCTCCGACCGGGTCATCGCGGCCAACATCACCGATTCCACTGCCGCGGGCCGCGCCGTGGTCACCGGGACGGCGGTGCAGGGCCGCGAGGCGCTCGGCGTCGACATCGGCAACGTCTATAACTGGTTCTCGACGCGGAACACCAAACGGGTGGCCCGCTCGCTGGCGAAGGCGATGACGCCCGGTTTCGCCGGGTCGCATCTGGTCATCGGTGATTCGGAATCGTCGCTGTATGTCGGCCCGACCCCCGGCCCTGCGGTGCAGTACTTCGCGATGTGGCCTCACGTGCTGCGGCAGACGCTGTCGGCGCGAGGTATTCCCCTTGCGGGTACGGGCTGGGTGCCGACAACATCGGACGCGTCTCTGGCCATCGACCCGCGCTACACCACCAGCGGCACATGGACTGTCGGGTTCGGCGGCATCTCCACGACAGGTTCGGGCGCATCGCTGACATTCACCTCCGACCTTCCCGGCACGGCGATCTCGGTGGCCTACCGCACCACATCAGGCGGGTTCACCGTGTCCATCGACGGCGGAACCGCGGTGGCGGTCACCCCGGCGGGAGGCGCGCTTGACGTTGCCCTCTACACCGTGACCGGGCTGTCGGAGCAGACGCACACCGTCACGATCACCCGCACCAGCGGCACGGTGTGGATCTACGCGGTGAACTGCTACCGCACGTCCGGCTTGCAGATCCACAACCTCGCTCAGTCAGGCACGGCGGCACACCAGTGGGCGGCAGCGGCAAGCGAGTCGCGGTCCTGGCTGTCCCAACGCCTCGGGATCACCCCCGATGTCGTTCACGTCGCGTTGGGTGTCAACGATTTGAACTATTCGCGCACACCGGCTGAGACCGCAACCAACGTGCAAACAGTGGCGAACCTGTGGCCCAACGCCGACCGCATCCTGTACGCGCAATATGCGCCGTCGCCATCTGCGGCTGTCCCGACGCCGCCGTCCGACGCGACCTGGGCCGACTACGTCTCGCGGCTCTACACCCTGGCCGACACCCTCGACTGTCCCCTCATCGACCTGTACCAGCGTTCGGGCGGCTACGCCGCCGCCGCCGCCGCCGGCCTGATGGGCGACACGATTCACCCAAACGCTGTAGCGCAAGCCGACTGGGGCCGCTTGGTGGCCTCTACGATCTTGAAAGGGGTTTGACTGCAATGTCATTCGCTTCTGAGTTGGGTGCGATCCTCGACCCGAAAGAGATCGCGGCGACACTCTCACCACGCATGGACAAGGTTGACGCCTACCTCGGGCGAGGATGGACTGCACGCAACACCGCCCGGTTACGGCGGTCGCTGGCAGCGGCAGTGGCCGGCACCGGATACTCCGACCATCTGGTGATCGGAGACAGCCACTCAGCGATCTGGAACGCCCAGTACGGGGCGTCGTCGCAGGGCACGGTGTGGCCCGGTGTGTTGGCCGCAAGGTTGAACAGCACGGTCGGCGTTCCCTCCGGCGGAACTGGTTGGGTGCGTCCCGCCGAAAACACCTACGACTCTCGGATCAGCGACACCGGATCGTGGTCACGGGGTGGCAGCGGCGGCGGCACCGGCTCCTATGCATTCACATCGAGTTCTGGTGCGACACTCACGTTTACCAGCGACGTGGCAGGCACCCAGGTATCGGTCGCCTACCTCGACACCTCGGGTGCGTTCACCGTGACCATCGACGGCGGGGCGCCGGTAACCGTAACCCCGACGGGTGCAGGCACATTAGGCACGCACGCTGTGACAGGGCTATCCAACGCGACACACACGGTCACCGTCACCACCACGACCACAACCACCACCTACATCGTGGCATTTTTAGTATCGCAAACGTCGGGGTTGAGGGTGCATAACTTCGCCATCGCGGGCGGCGGTGCAGGGCTGAACGCTTTCACCGGGGCGAATTACGGCGGGAGTGGGTTTGCGGCCCGTAACCTGATGCCCGACCCCGATGTCGTGCACATCGCCGGCCTGTTCGCCGACGCTTTCTACAACCGCTCGGTGGCCGACTTTAAAGCCGATCTGGTGACTCTGATCGGATACTGGCCCGACTCCGACAAGATCATTCACATCGGGTTTCAGGGCAATTCCGGCACCAGTGGCACGGCCTACCCGGCGCTGGCAGCCGCGGCCCGCGAAGTGGCCGACACCTACGGCCTGCCCGTCATTGACGTTTACGACAGCGTGGGCGGCTTTACGGCCGCCAACGCGGCCGGATACATGAACGGCAACCTTTACCCGTCAGCGACCGGCTTGACCAAGTGGGCTGATCTGGCTTTCACGCCCATCGGCCAGGATCTCGCCACCACCTACGACTACCTGGGCACCGGAAAGTCCCAGACGTTGCTGACCCCAGCGTTGGGCACCCCGGTATCCGGTAATCTCGCCAACTGCACTATCCCTGGCACGGGCGCGTGGGTTCCCAAGCACTACAACTGGAAAGCCTGGACATACGACCCGGTAGCGATCTACGGCGGCGGGGCTGTGAGCGCCGGATTTCTGTACGTCGCCGCAATCCACATCGCCGATACGACACCGATCTCCAACATCATCCTGCATCTGACTGCCGGCGATGGCGGTCTCACGTCAGGCAGGAACTTCGCGGCGTTGTACCAAGGCGGCAGTCTTTTGGCCGCTACCGCCGACCAGACGACCGCATGGGCGACGAGCGGAACCAAGGTTATGGCGCTGACCGCTCCGGTCACCCCTTCCGTCGGGCTGGCCTATGTGGCCTGGTACGCCAACGGCAACACCGCCTTGCGGTTCGGCAACGGAGTTGGCGCTATCTCCGCACACAACACCGGACCCGCACTGCGATACGCCTACCTCAACCCCGGCGGGCTGACCACCGCACCGCCCGCCACCATCAACAGCGCCAACCTAGTCGCCAACCACTCGACGTTCTGGGCTGCGGTGTCGTGAAAGCTCTGGCTAGCGCCGCACTCGTCGCGGTCGCCGCCGTGTTCGTCGTGGCCGGAGGATTCATCTACGGCGCCGTCGGCGCACTCACCACTGACGATGACTGGCCCAACGATGAGTGACATCCTCACCAGCGCAATGGTGCTCGGCGTCTACGCCGTCGTCATGGCGGTGCTCGCCGCGACGTTCTGGAGCCTGTGGCACTGATGTTCTGGCCACTGCGCACCGGTCGTATCG